AACGAATGTCGTCTGGGTCGCGAGCAGTCAGATCGAAGAAGATGCTTGAAGGGTTTACCGAGCGCACAATCGGCAAGTCTCGCTCAGCGTCCCATCCAGTCTTGAAAATGCCGCGCTTACAGAGAACGGCATCAATCAAAGCTGTTGCAGCTTTACGGCGAAACTTGTTGGCTCGGAAGATGTAGTCCAGCAATCCGGTCACAGAAGACGCAGACTCTTGCGATCTCGGAGTTCGTGCTACCGCTGCGACTGTTGGGTTTGGTCCCAACAACGCACTCACTGCGGTATCCGCGATAGCGTAAATCAAGTTCTTCGAACACAGGTACGAGTTCATCTTCGAAGTGTTCAAGTCGCTGTCGGAGTTCGTGAAGAACTCCCCGCGATAGAACCTGCGAGCCTTGTCGAACTGCGTCTTTTCCGACCGCTTATAGAAGTCTAAGTGACGGTCGATGAGTTTGGATAGCTGGGAAGACATGACTACTTCTTAGTCCCCTCTTTGTTATCTTCCCCGTTCTCTTTCTTTCCCTTTTCGTCTTCCGACTTTTTTTCCTTCTTACCGAAGGGGTTGCCGTGCCTCTTAGGATCTTTCGTCGCCTTCTCTAAATCTTCCTTACGCGCTTGGGCTTTCATGGCGTAAGTTTCCGCGTTACCGTGCTTTTTTCCGAATCGCATAATTAACTCCAACTTATAGATGCGGGTTTAAATGGTGAGGTTGCACCACGTCGCTTAGCGCGTTTGTGATCGTCAAGCTGCCTGATTGTAACTTGTCCTGGGTAATGTGGGGTCTCGGTTTCTCGGATTGGCGATTTGAAGCTTCGCTTGGAGAAGATATCTGCTGCCATAACAGCAGTCCGAGCACGGTCAAAGTGGTGCAGAATGCCGTCTTCGCCTTTGACCCTTTTCTTTTTAGATCCGTCGTAGTTCAGCAACTGGTGAAGTGTGCCACGGCTCTGGATTTTGATGTCCCTTTCGCGCAGCATCTGAACCAGTCTTGCCTCTGATTCCTGTACCCGTTTTTGTGTCGCGTACCACCCTGGGTGATTCGAGTCCGTCCACAACAGATTGCGGTTGCCTTGATCTTTCAAGATCGCGATGCACGCAGTCGCGTTTGATTCAACGGCGAGGAGCGCATT